AAGACTTAGCGATAGCGGAATTTAATGGAACGAAAATCACATATCGCAATATCAACAAAACGTTAAAGATGAAGCGTCTTGAAAAACAGATGCGGCATCTAAAGCGCAGTATTTCCAGAAAGTACGAGCGAAACCGTTGTGGAAATACATTCGTCAAGACGAACAACATAATGCGAAGTGAAGAACGTCTCAGGAAGATATATGCACGAATGACCAACATTCGCACGAATTACATCCACCAAACGACACATGACCTTGTGTCACTGCTCCCGAAAAGAGTGGTGATGGAAGACCTGAATGTGACAGGGATGATGAAGAACCGTCATCTCAGCAAGGCAATTCAGGAGCAGTATTTTGGTGAGTTCATTAGACAGGTGCAGTATAAGTGCGGATGGAACGGAATTGAGTTTGTCCAAGCGGATAGATTTTATCCAAGTAGTAAGACTTGCTCTTGCTGTGGTGCGATCAAGCACGACTTGAAACTCAGAGACAGGGTATACGTGTGTGCAGAGTGTGGCGCGGAGATAGACCGCGACTACAATGCCGCTATCAATCTAAGCAGGTATGTAGCCTAAAATACGGAGGGGCTACAACCTCAAGGTGTCGTTGCACCTTCAAGCTGTGGAGCGTCAAACGAACCCAAGTAGTCACGACGAACGGGGACGCTGTGAAGCAGTAAGTTACTGTTAGTTCAACGTAACACAACGGACGAGGATGATGAATTCTGGGCATATGGTCAAGACGGTTTCAATGAAGTGCTCGACTCCTTTGTCGGGAGCGACGTTGAGATATACGATAAGAGTATTGCGAAGACGCCCAAAGTTGTCCGCGCTATCATTCAGAATGTAACTGGTGATGCGCAGAGCAGTACGCTTGTCCGGCAGATCCTCTGCAACATTGGTGTACTGCATTGCGGCCAGTACATCAAAGCGAATGGCGCATGGTGGATGGTAAACTCGCTTCCTGACAACAACCGCATTTACGAGAAGGCGGTTCTCTGGAAGTGCAAATACACGATTCATTTTGTATCGCCTCTGACCGGCAAGATCATGGATTATCCGGTGTACTGTTTGAACTCTACGCAGTATGGCACGGGCGAACGTCCAAAGACCAATATGACGGTTGGCGACGCGCAGCATCTTGTGTATGTGCCCATGAACGAGGAAACGGTTTTGTGCGATACGTCACTGAGAATTATCATGGACAGAAATCGCGCCAATCCGACCGTGTTCCGCGTGACGCAGGTAGACGCGACCTCTTATGCTGTCGGCGATGAATATGCGGATGACGGTATCCTTCAGTGGTCTGTCATCGAGACGCAATTCAACGAGGCGACAGACAGCAAGGAAAACATGGTCGCAAACTTCGTGAATGCAGAGTCCGACGAGGATTCGTCTGGTGGGTCTGATGCTTATACGCTCCGTCTGATTGATTCTGATGGGGACAACCTACTTGCTGTTGGCGAGAGCAAAAATATTGAAATCGTATTTAAAAATGCAGTCGGAGTTGATGCAGACATCTCCGTGCTGAATGTCGAGCTCGTGTCCGGCACGGATGCCATAGAGTCTTTCGACGTGCTCGGCAGAAAAATCATTCTTGATGCCAAGCCTGACAAGGCGAATGTGGGGGAGACTGTCGTTGTGCGTGTGTCAAACGAGGCACAAGGTATCAAGGCAGAAATCAAGATTGAGATTGTTAATATGTAAGGGAGGTGCGTGCGATGCCGCATTTTGATGCAATGATCCAGCAGAAGCAGAAATTGCGTGAGGCGATTTTGAAAAATCAAAAGGTGTGCGACCTACTTGTTAATACTGGAAATAACGTGGCGAATTTCGACCATGTTAAGCTAGGCAGTAAGAGTCCTGCGGCAAAGCTCGTAAAGACGCACTTCTATATCCCAGACACGACAACTGTGGATGGGAATTATATCACGATGCGCAGTCGCGTGGTTTATGCCGATACGGACGTCGTAAAAGAAGTGGCGATTATCGTTTATGTAATTTGCAACCAAGACCAGATTGATTTACTTCAAGGGTCACGGGCGGATTTGCTTGCAGACGAAATCGACCAGATTCTTAATAACGGCGATACGCCGCTGTTTGGGTACGGTGGTATTAAAATCGGAGTGGCAGAAGAGGTACAGTTCAACAATGGCTATTACGGCTGGGAAATCCCGTTTACCACTCATGAGATAAACCGGAGGGCAGAACTTCTGTGACGGACGATCTTAAAATCTTTCGCGGCGGCGACTACGAAATCAACTCAAAGATAACGCTTCATCAACCGACGCTTGGTGAAATCAGCGACTACGGCGAAAAAGAATATTTCGGTCTAGTTCGGTCGATTTGCTCCACACCCGCTGACCACAAGGTAGATATCTATGAGAATCTGGGCATCTATTGGGATGCTGTTGATGAGTTTGAGTTATTCGTACAGTTGTCGCTTGCGTTTCGTGAATCAGATATGAGCATTTTGTTTGGTGATCTGGACTGGACGTCATTTGTTCCAGCCATCAATCCGAATACAAAAGAAATTGTGTTGCGGAACAAAGATGGCGTGGTGATTGATCGGGCGATTCACTTTTTAATTACAGATGCTCTGCGAAAAATGCACTGCTTTGAAAAGAACGTTGATGTCGGATACGACGAGTTCACAAAAGACGCAATGATAGAAGATGAAAAGGATGAGCGAGAACTGGCGGCTAGAAAGCCGTACAGTTCTTTTTTATTGCCTTTAATTTCATCGCTGACGAATTGCGCTGAGTTCAAGTATCGGCATGATGATGTCTGGACGTTACCAATCGGGGCGTTTATGGACTCTGTGCGACGGATTCAAAAGCGTGTTAACTACGATAATCTTATGCATGGCGTTTATAGCGGCTGTGTAGAAGTGAAAAAGATAAAAAAAGAAGAATTTAACTGGATGGGAGAACTGAAATAGTTCTCCTTAATTTTGTGTTTGAAAGGATGAGATATTATGTTTTCTGCGAACACTTTTGTTATTGATAAAGTGCGTCGTGTGACTCAGGTCAATCTTGAGACTGGCATTGTTGACTGGACGCTTACCAGCATTGAGAGTCCGTCTATCGAGTTCACCGGTGAGTCAACCGACAAGACAGATGCTCAGGGTGTGCTTATCGCTCGTTTTGATACCGCTAAGGGTGTGAACTTCTCTGGCGAGGGTTCTCTGCTGTCGATGCCTCTGATGGCTGCGCAGCTCGGCACTGAGGTGCAGACCGGCTCTAGCACCGCTAAGGTCACTGGCAAGACCTTTGAGATTCTGAAGGTTGAGGGCGGCAAGGCAACCATGACGCATAAGCCAAAGGTCGCTCCGACTGTCGTTTACAAGATCACTTCGGACAAGAACATCGAGTCCACCATCGAGGTCGGCTCTGGCACGGACAAGGCTTCTATTGCCGACACTGTTATCACTCTGCCTACTGGTTTTGCTGGCACTCAGATCGGTGTGCTCTATGAGTACGAGGCCGAAGATGCGCTCAAGGTCACGGATGGTTCGGAGAATCATGCTGAGGCCGCTGAGTACATTGTAGACATTCTTGCTTGCGATGTCTGCAACGCTTCTGTCAAGCGTGCAGGTTCCATCGTGTTCCCGAAGGCCAAGATTGACAACAACTTCTCTATCGACCTGACTACTGAGGGTACGCACCCGTTCTCCTTCAGCGCTCTGAAGGATTACTGTTCCGATGACGAGGAACTGTGCTACGTCCTCTTCAATAAGTAATCGGAGAGCAATTATGCAGAGACGTTGCAAGGTCTGCGGCGCGGTGTACGAGACGTGTTACTCGTGCGAGAAGCAGCGTAGCTGGCGCGTCCATACTGACACCGCAGACCACTACTACATTTTTACTACGCTGATGACATACGAGTATGATCGTGATGCCAAGAAAGCGTACCGTGCGTTGCGCAAGCGCGGCGTAGATTTTCTGCACACGAGTGTGTATGAACCGACTGTAGAAATTCTGCTGGACGAAATCTACGAGAAAAATAACGCTGATAAGGCGAAGAAAATGCGCACTACCGTTGAACTTGGTGTCATTGACGATAAATCGGCTCAGGATGTTGAGGCAAAGACGGATTAAGTTAAGGAAGGGAGGACGAATGTCCTCCCTTTTTCTGAACTTTCAGATTGGTGGTGAATACGATAAAGATTTTGGCGGTAGACCAAGCGCGTCATGGGGCATGGGCGATGTTTAATTACGAGTCAAAAGAACTGATTGGGCATGGCACATGGTCGTTTGACAATAAGAAATATACATTTCCGAAGGCGGTTAGAAATATCGAGGTACTGATAGAAAATATCATGAACACGCAAGGAATTGATGCGGTTTTCTACGAGGACATTCAGTTGCGTGTAAACGCACAAGGCTTTAAGAGACTCGCACAGTTGCAGGGTGTACTCATCAATCTCGCAGAGAAAAATGAATACCTTTATGATTTGGTTCAACCGTCGCAGTGGCAGAACTACTGCATGGCACGTGGCAGAAGTGAGAAAGAGATCAAAGCCAAAGTCAAGCAATTGGAAAGTGCTACGCACAAGAAGCAGTCTAAAGTCCTTTCCATACAGGCTGTAAACGACTTGTTTGGCATTGAGACTGAGAACGACAATCTGGCCGACGCGTGTTGCATCGGCTGGTATGTAGTAAACAACATTCCTATTAAAATCAAGGAGAAAACTTTATGAAAAAATCCGCCGATTTCATCGACCTGTTGGGTCTTGACGATGTAGAGGATATTCTCGGAGAACAGCTCCCAGACCCCGGACTGCTTGAATATTATCGTCGCCTCAAAGACCGTGAAATTCTTTGGAATGACGATGTTGACGAAAGTATGATTGAGGTGTCGATGTGTATTCGCAAGTGGAACATCGAGGACAAAGGCAAGCCGGTTGATGAGCGCAAGCCCATTAAGATTTTCATTAACTCAGATGGCGGTGATCTCAACACCATCATGAACGTTGTTGACATGATTGAGCTGTCTAAGACACCCGTTATTACGATTGCGCTTGGCAAGGCGTATAGTGCCGGTGGTCTGCTCCTGATGGCAGGTGATACGCGGTATATTTTCAAGAATACGAGTTGCCTGATTCACGATGGCTCGTCTGGCATTTACGGCACGACAGGCAAGATGTTGGACAACCTTGAGTTCACGAAAGGGCTTGAGAAGCGTATTCGAGATTATATCATTACTCACACGAGCATTCCGGGCGATCTGTACGACAGTAATTATCGTCGTGATTGGTTCTTATTCTCGGATGAGATGATCCACTACAACGTCGCGGATGAAATCATTGAAGACATCGACCTGATTTGAGGTAGATATGGCGAAGAAGAATACAACTATGAATATCGGCGATGCTCCGATTACGCTTAATGAGCATCCTTTTTACGGGCTGAAGCTGGATAAAGATCAGGAAGCGTTCCGCGATGCTATCTGGGATGAAAGTAAGCGTATTGTGTTTTGCAATGCGAAAAGCGGTTCTGGTAAGACGCTGATTGCTACGGCTACGGCGAACCTGCTTTGTGCGCACGGTTTGTACGGCGGCATCGTGTACGTTGCTGCGCCTACGCAAGAGCAGAAACAGGGCTATCTCAAGGGCACTATCGAAGAAAAGTCCGAACCGTACTTTGAGCCTTTTTATCAAGCTCTTGACAAGATTGGTGTCAACCTGAATACAGCATTCATGGATGGTGGGCAGAACGAGAAATGTGGCATGGCCTATATTGAGTGTGTTACGCACACATTCCTGCGTGGCGTGAACTTTGAAAACAAGGTGGTCATCATCGACGAGTCGCAGAATTTCTATTATGACGAATTAAAGAAGGTTTTGACCCGAATCAATGATAATTGTAAGACTATTGTCATCGGCCATGATGGACAAATCGACCTATATTCCAATCCTGAACGCAGTGGCTTTGTTGGATATATGGACTGGTTTGACGGCGACTCTCGCGTGGCTGTCTGCAAGCTAACGAAGAACTATCGTGGTTGGGTGAGTCAGCACGCTGACGATCTTGACTTTGCGGCGATGTATGCCAAAACTAAAGACTAAACTAATATCGAGGTAATTTGAATAAATGAGAAAACTTTCCGTAGATACTATGAAGAAATACATGAAAACAAAAGAAGCTCAGAAGTATGTCAAAGTGCATTATGAATTTGATGGCACGGAGTTTGATGTCGAAGTGCGCACAAACTTATCATGTGCAGAGCAGTCAGCTTTCATTGATCGCGTCCTCGCCGGCTGCTTTGATGATAACGGCAATTTCCGTCCTGAGTATTTTGACCCAATGTTCCATGCAACTGTGCTTCAGATGATGACTAACGTGCCGCCGATTCCGATTCGCGGAGCTACTGGTGATGATGGCGAAAAATTGCTTGACATCGATGCAATGGACGAGCTGTATGATGCGCTTTCGCTTGAGAGTGACGAATCAACGGATGATTTTTGCGGCTTCATTTGGTATCTGTATGGCCTTTGTGACAATGCTGCGGAATATCGTCGTGCACGAAATTTGGCCAATAACGGCGTGACTGGCGACTTGTCTGCCATTGTTAGTGGTGCACGTCGTCTCGTTGAGTCCCTTGTTGACAAAGTGGATAGCGTGGACACAGAAGAACTGCTTGCGTATGCTGGCAAACTGTCTGAGTTAACACATGGTGTTGATGCTGAAGGTGTGGCGGACGCAATGCTTCGTCTGTACAAAGCGGAGGAATCTGAGTAACAACTGCCGCCTGTCGCCAGCGGCCAACAAGAGTGCGACTTGCTTACGATTGCCGCCCGACTGCGTGCGGCATACAAGTGCAGCCTTGCAACGGGAGCGCCATAAGGCGCTCCCACATTTTTAACATAAGGTGGTGGGTGCTACGAATATCAAAGAGGCGCTTGCTTATGCAAATAAGCAATTAAAACCTAAAATTGACTCCGCGCTTTCCAGAGAGGTATATCAGGTTGTCGTAGATGTAGAAGCATTCTCCATCAATGAAAATGTCTACGATACATATAGACCTATCATGTACGAGCGACGTGGCGACATGGGAGGTCTTGCTGACAAGGGGAACATCGTTATGAAGGGCGGCAAAGCCACGAATGGTATTCTGCGCGTTGTCAATATAACTGATCCTAATCCGGGCGGCGCGCTTAATCGAGATCGCGTTACGGTCGGCAAGAGTTTACCAGAGCTGATTGAGTACGGCAATAACAACCGGTGGGGCTATAAATACGATTTCCAGTCCAAAGGTGTGTACATGAAGCCAAGGCCGTTTACTGAGGCGACGATTCGTCATCTTCGATACGTTGGCTCTCATGTTTTGGCTCTGCAAAATGGTCTAAAGCGTCAAGGTGTCAAGTCGAGAATAACTGGCAACTCTGATGAAAATCTAGACGATTTATTTTTCTAATAAGGTGGTGATTTAATGAGCGATGAATTGCAAGTTGTTGTAACAAGTGTGCTTGAGGCAGATGAAGAAGCGTCATCAAGACGAATAGCGGCACAACTGCCAAGCATCTCCGACAAGGTAAATCAGTCGAGTAAAATTAAAGTCGGAATCGCGCTTGATGATAGCGCAGTTAGCGCGCAAGCAGGTGCGTTTGTACAAAAAATCAATCAAAAGGTCGCCGCCAATAAAGTCGGCGTTCAACTAGGTTTAGATCAAAATTCCATCACTAAATTACAAGCGGAACTAAATAATTTACATGTTGATCCGTCTATTACGAATAGCATGGTCGAGCAGATTGACCAGATGGGTATTCGTATCGACAGAGTGAGTGGCAAATGGGAGAAGTCCGTAGATGGAGCTAGAAATCTATTAAATCTCACAATCCAAGGTAAAGATCAAGCGGGTAAAGTAGTTTCGTATTTTCAGACATATGACGAGCAGACAAAGGAAATTAGCACAACAACAACAAATATTACGCTAGATTTGGAGCGACAGCGCAAGTCTGCGGCTGCGTTGGCACGACAAACTGAAAAAGACAACCAGTCTCGCTTGAATTTTCTATCAAAACAGCAAATCGAAATCAATAAAATCAATGCGTCTTATACCGGAGAGAGTTCACAGAAGCCGATTGTTGACCAGTCTAGGCTTGAATCGTTCGGAGAGAAAGTCACAGAAATCAACAATAAAATCGCTGCACTTAAAGCGGCAAATGGTGCGCTAAGTGGAGATCAGCAAAGAGAGATTGTTGAACTCATTGCAAATGCAAAAGCGCTTGGTGAGGCATACCGCACGCTAGAGCGCGCTCCGACAAAGTTGCGCACGAAAGATGTTGTGACGATTCGAGATGAAGAATTGTCAAAGTTAGATGCCTATAAAACAAAACTCGCAAATGTGGGCAATTTGACGCAAGATTTTGCATCCAGAATTGATAGGCTTCATAACGAGTTGAGCGGCGCTTCAGACGGCGCGGCACTGACAAAATATCTTAATCAATTTAGCACTCTGAGTGCTGAGGTCAAGAATTTTGATGCTCAGGTTGATGGCGTCGTTCAGAAATATAATTCCTTGCTTTCTGCTCGTGGCAGAGCCACACAAATAAGCAAGAAAATGTTCAGTACGAGTCGGGGGACTGAAGAGTATAAGACTATGGCGGCTGAGTTGGCACGTGTTGAGGAGGAACAAGCAAAAATCACGCAAGAGATTAGAATCCAATCTCATCTCATGCCAGAAGTGGTTGCTGCCGCCAAGGCACGTTCGCAACACGACGAGAGAGCTATTCAGCAAAACTATGAGCTTGCTGTTGCAGAAGGCCGCGTAAAAGATGCTGTTGCGTATATCAATAAAGAGATGGCATCTATGCCGCAAAAGGTTGCGGAACTTCAGGCACGGTTTTCTGCTCTTGGGAATCCGTCAAAAGAACTCGCTGGAAATATCGCAGAATTGGACAGGCAACTTAAAGCAGTTAACGGTGGCAAGCTAGATGACCAAGGCAAAATAGCCGCTTATGAAAAGCTCCGTCAAATTTTAGAGGATTGCACGTCCGAGGTAATGCATTTCGAAAAATTGTCGAGGCTTGATGTTGCCGATTCTCGTTTTGAGTCTGGGCTTGCCAAAGCGAAGCAAGACCTAATCACGATTGAAACAAAGTGGAGCGCGCTTAAAAACGACCCCGGTCTTAACGCGCAACTCAACCAGTTGAAAGTCAGTCTTGGCCGTGTAAACAGCCAAGCCGATTTCTCAAAGTGGAAAGCACAGTTAAGCGCATTCCGCGCTGAGGTTAATGCTGCTGGTAAAGATACACTATCACTTGGTGATGTGTTCAAGAACAACCTCGCTAAGGTTTCTCAGTGGATTGGCGCAACAACTATTATCTTTAAGACGTGGCAAACGCTCAGAGAGGGATTCGATGTTGTTAAAGACCTCGATAATGCGCTTATTGACCTGAAGAAAACGACTGATGCGACGGAAGAGCAGTATCGCAGTTTCTATTATACGGCGAACCAGACTGCTAAGGAACTCGGTGCGTCTACAAAGGACATCATTCAGCAGACAGCAGACTGGGCACGTCTGGGGTACTCGCTTGACGAGGCGTCTACGTTGTCACGGAACTCTGCTATTTTCTCTGCGGTGTCTGAAGATCTTGATTTGACCGAGGCAACTGATGGGCTTGTCAGTATGCTGAAGGCGTTCAAGGAGTTGGACGTTAACGATTCTCTTGACGGAATTATTTCTAAGATAAACGAAGTCGGCAACAATTTTGCTGTATCGAATGCTGATATTGTTGATTCACTTACTAGATCGTCATCCGCAATGGCTGCGGCCAATAACACGTTTGAGCAGACTGTCGCGTTGGCTACTGCGGCTACGGAGATTACGAGAGATTCTTCGCAGGTCGGCAATGCCTTGAAGACGATTTCTATGCGCCTGAGAGGTTACGACGAGGAAACTGAAACATATTCTGATGACCTCAAGGAAATCACAGGCGATATTGCTAACTTGACGAAAGTAGCAAGCAATAATAATCAGGGAATCAGCTTGTTTGAGGCCGACGATCCAAACACTTATCGTTCTACTTATGATATTCTGAAAGATATTGCAGATATCTGGAATGAAATCAGCGATAAAAATCAAGCGCAGTTGCTCGAAAAGCTATTCGGCAAGCAACGCGCCCAGGTCGGTGCGGCACTTATCTCAAACTTTAAGCAGGCAGAGAAGGCTATGGACGCTATGGCCGGTTCTGCTGGCAGCGCGTCAAAAGAGTTGGAGCGTGCCCAAGACTCCATCGTATTCAAGTTGAATGCGCTGAAAGAAACTTGGGTTGGTGTCGCTCAGAATCTTTATGATACGCGAACGATTAAGAATGTAATTGACCTCTTGACGGATATGTCTGGCGTTATCCAGACAATCACGAAGAGCCTTGGAACGCTTGGCACGGTATCTGCCGGTGTCCTTGGTGTTCAATTTATTCGTTCTGTGGGTAGACCCAAAATGACGGGTTCTCATGATGTGCCCACATATGCTCTGGTGGTGACACGGAACGAGCTTGCAGCGTGAGTTGCAAGTGAGGGAGCATTGGCAAAACAGCCGAAATTGGCCGAAAGGCGGGTGGTTTTGTAATTCCACTCCGGGAACCGAAAGGAATCCGCAGCGAAGCTCATGTTCGCATGAGAACGTTCAGAGAGTATAATGGCTGCGCGGCTCAATGAGTCGTGAAGGGGTATTCCAAATCAGCGCGACAGCGCAAAAATTACAGGCGGGTCACGCCGCCGACCAAAATAGTGACACACATACTATAGTGAGCCTCTGAAGCAGTGCTTCACAAACGCACGAGCCGTCTGCTGGAACAGACGGCTCACAAATTGGCAGAGAGACGTTGCTGGGAACAACATTTCTCTGAATGCCTGATGAGCCATCTGTTGCCGCAGGTGGCTCATCTAAATAAAGGATAGGTGTGACTGGTGGTATTGAACGATGCGTATGATGCAAGCGTGTTTGACAAAAGCGTTTGTGACGGGTATGAATCTGCATGGGCAGAATTTGAGAAGTTGGTTGAGATCGGCTGTGCATCTAAACGCGGATGCCAAATAGCATCTATATTAGAGAACGCGATTCGCAGCAATACAGATATGAAATGTCTTGACTTTGTGCGTTAGACGTGTCAAAATATTGAAAGTGCAAAATGTTATTCTAGAGGTGGCATATATGTTGAAGGATGAATATAAGTGGTTCTTGGATAATTATGCCGACTTATTTAAAAAGTACGGAGATTCTTTCCTTGCAATAAAAGGGAAGACAGTGCTAGGATCATATCGTTCTTATGCTGAAGGTGTTAGGAAGACTTCTGAGAAAGAGAAGATTGGAACTTTCATTATTCAAAAATGTAACGGTGATGAATCGGCATATACGAATTATATTTCGTCAATTTGTTTCGGGTAAGTGCGCAATTAAAATAACCTCATCTAGAGATATAGAGAAGAAGTGAGAATATTGGAATAGCACCGTCTGTTGTCTATCGAGCATTTACACTTGAATATACTGGAAAGAGTAATCGGTTGATGACTCCTATTACTATTTCAAGTGCTGATGGCTCAGTTGATGGTATTGCTCTCTGGGACACTGGTGCAACAACGACTTGTATTTCTGAGTCCGTAGTGGAACGGCTGAATCTTGTCCCAACTGGAATGATGGATATTCGCACTCCATCAAGTACAAAGACAGTTAATACTTATTTGGTGAATGTCGGACTCCCTAATCACTTAAATGTAAGCGATGTCCCTGTGTGCGACACTGATATTGGTAAACAAGGTCTTGATATGCTTATTGGCATGGATATCATTACGTTTGGTGATTTCTCTGTGAGCAATTTTAATAATAAAACAGTGTTCACATTCAGGATACCATCCAAAGAAAAGATGGACTTTGTCCCGCAGGCAAACATCGACAACGCCATTGGTGCTACTCATGGAAAGGGCAAATCAAAGCGTAGAAAAGGCGGGAAATAATCTATCAAGAGTGTGTTAAGCCCCTTGCTTATAGCAAGGGGCTTTGTGTTAATTGAAGTGGTTGACCAATCAAACATAATAATGGTATAATGGATACGCAAGACGGTATGTAATAACAAAAATCTCGAAAAATCCCACTTTTGTATTGACAATTTATAAAAAAGTTGTAGGTTATGGTTGTAATACTTAAACAAGGGGGATCCGCGATGATTTTGGTCGATGCCTGCGCTAGCAAAGTTGTTGACAAAATGAATGCCAGTATTCTACCCGAGATGAGACTCACGCGATGTGAACATAAATTCAAAATGTACTCTAATCTTGTTGTTGCATTTATGTTTGTTGCTCCCGTTACTTTATCTTTGTTGTGTTCGCTGTTGAGCTTGAACAATAATACTGCTCAATCATGGGTAGAAGGGGGCATTACTGTTCTTGTTATTCTTGTTGGTATTTTTCTTTTGTTTTGGCAATCTGTATACGACGAGGCAAGGACGGAGTTGCAAGGAGCCGAAAAACATCTACAAGATGCATATGATTTTTTTGTGTCAACAGCGATTACGATGTTTAAGAAAGTAAAAGACGGAGACGCCTCTTTTGAATCTCTGGCAAATGCGTGCGCAAGCGGCATTGTAAAAAGCTGCCAGCACCGTTCCGGTTCTAACGGGTTCGCCGTGTACATTTATGAATATGATAAAAACAATAGAACTGTAGAGATGGTCGCTGCTAGTCAAGATGAAATGGTCGATACGTTAATGGATAATCCTCTGTTTCTATACGGATTATTTAAGCCTGTGTTTATCGATGACCCTCTTATTAAAGACTACTATTTCACTTATTGTCTGCGAGATAGCAAAAAGAAGTATATCCTAAGCACATGGGAAGATATGCTTATAAATTATTATTGGGCAGGGTGGAACGAGTTAGATAAAAATGAGTATATCGAAAATTTAGACAAAGAGGCTTGTCGGCACGCAGATTTCTTTTATAATCAGTATATGGCGATTCCGATTATCAATCATAAATCAGGCGCTAATGGGTTGATCGAAATTATTGCTTATTATGATGCTGTTATAGACTCCCCACAAAAAATTAAAAAAGAATTTTCACAGTTGTCAGAAGCGTATAGAAAAATGATGCGTGTTGTATACGAAATTGCATATATTAAAGAGGAGGTGTATCAATGAAAAGACGGACACGATCAATGCCTAATGGGAGCAACAAAAGTCGTTCTGTGAAAGTCGTTTCTCCGGTCGGACAAACTCGTAGTGGGTATAAGATTTTTGTTAATATGGACGTCACTGATGAACAACTCCGAGCTGTTAGGGAACGGCAAGCAGAATCTGCTAGGACATTGGCAGATATCCAAAGAAACTACGATAGACTGTCAGGCAATGCTCAAAACGTGAAGATGAAAGCCTATGGAAGTTCCGATTAACATTTAGAAAACACAAACAAAAGGCGAGGCCAAACGGCCTCGCCTTTGTCATATCAAAACTTACTGCCACAATTATTGCATTTCCACGTCTTCCCACAATCGCCAAGTCCATAAATTCCAACCAGCGCTATTTTTGCAGCCTTCTTCATCGTGGTCAGTCGCGTGAGATTTTCAGATCCGCAGATGGGGCATTTGGGAACGTGCTTGGGACGAGAAGTAGTATGATCTGTGTTCTGAGGAAAGTAATAGTTTTCAATGCCACCAACGCTTCTAAAATACTCTATACTTTCTTCCGATTCAGGGAACATATTGGCGTAGTTGGACTTGTATTTAGATAGGCTGGTGTCTAATTGCGACTTGTCAAAATAGTTTTCAAAAGCATACCGTGCAGCAACAAAGTCTGATAATGTACAGGCAGATGCTTTCCATTTCGCTGGCCACCATGTTTCTACTTTGAGATTATCCCATTTTATTTTGTCATATTCTTCGTTCGTCATATTTAATTCCGCATAACAGACGTTGCATTCACAGCTTTCTGCCGAATCTACCGCCTCTGGGTTTGTCAATAATTTTCTTTTTTCAGAGATTGAAATGCATGCTTTTATTGTTGCACATTTTGGGCAAGCAACAATTTTCGGCGAATATTTGCAGTTTGGACAACTTGGCGCACTTTTCCAAGGAATGCCGCAATTTGGGCAGACATTTCCCTGAAGCCGTTTCTTCATATTGCGAATTGTATCTTCGAATGCCATCGATTCACCTTCTTTATTTTAGTTATTTAGATTACCATATTTTCTTGTATATGTCAACTCGCACATTAGTTTGAATCAATATAATGTTTGGTCGGCATTATGTTTGTATGATTTGGCATCGTTCAAAGTTCTGCGACAAGCAAAGCAAGAAATTGAAGCGTTAAATAACGAATATGAGAAGCAACAGGCGGCAAGCGCAAACACTCTAGGAGGCAACGAAGATAATATCGTCCAATTTCCAAGTGCGTCGGAACCAGAATTGGACGATGGCAAGATCAATGCATATACGGCTGCTTTAGCGGGATTATCCGAAAAGCAAAGAGATGTTTTGCTTGGGCAATCGGCACTTACTAATGAAGAAAAGGCTGCTGTCAGTCAAAGACTAAAAGCAACTCAGACGATTACCGAAGAAGGCATTGCTCTTGCCGCTCAAAAACTTAATACGGATGCGGACACGTTAGCGTCAAAGCTAAATTTGGATGCTAAGAAGAAATATACTCAGGCTGAAATAGAGGCTGCTATTCGAACATCTGAGTTTGGGCGCGCGTTAACTGAGGAAGAAATTCGCCAACGCGCCGCAGAAATCACTACAAGAAGTCACGCCGCCTCTCTTAAAGAATGGGCTGGCAATATGGCACTTTCTGTTAAGGCTGCTGCAAAGAACTTCATCAGCAGTCCTGTGGCAATCATTTCCGCCATCACAACGATTGCCTCTGTTGGCATCAATGCGATTCGCAATGCTCAAGAAAAAGCAAAACAGGCTGCTGAGGAAAACGAGCAAAAGGTCAATGACGTTGCTAGCGCCGCAAACGATCAGCGCGAACAATTGAACGACCTTATTGCGCAGTACAGCAAACTTGCTTCTGCCGGTGATTTTGACGCATCTTCTCGTGAGCAAGCCCGAAGCATCCAAGACCAGATTACAGAGTTGGTTGGCTCTCAGGCAAACAACCTTGACCTTGTGAATGGCAAGTTGGATGACGAGGTTTCCAAGCTCAAAAACATCTCTGCTGAACAAGCAAAACAGAACGCCAACGCGCTTCAGACGAAAGTGGAAAGTGCCACAAATAAGTACAAGCAAGGTGCTCTTACTGAGGGTACTGGCACTAAAACGATTGACAACCCGTATTCTATGGGAGCGGATATCGAGCTTGCAAATAGCAAGGCTCTGAACAAGGCACTTAAAGAAGCGAGTTATTCTGGTAGCGCTCTACTGGATGTCAACAACAAGATTGACGTGAGCTGGGCGGCAATGAACAAAGATGCGGCCGGTATGGTCGATATCTATAAAGAAATTCAAGATACGCTTTTAAGTTCGGATGAATGGCGTAGCTCGGATGAGAACGAGAACTCTCAGCTCTTGAATGATATCCAGAGTAAAATTGATCTCTATCAAAGTATCGTTGATGAGTATAATTCGGCGGTTGCAAATCAGATGCAGAATGATGCTGTCATTAAAATATCTGATATGCTCAAGGAAACAACGGTCAATTCTCAAGAGACGTTCGATTCCTTTATCGCGTCTATCAACAACATGGAGGGTGCGTCAGATCAGTATAAGCAATATCTGACTGAAGTGGCCAATCAGACCTTCCCGCAATATGCCGATGCGGCTCAAAATGCAACGAACGCGACTGACTCCTTCAGCGCTGCCATGTCCACAGTCAAGGATGTGATGAACGAGGCATCGTCTACGTCTGTTGATGCTGCGAATAAGGCTGAGGCAGATGCCATTAGAGAAGAAACTGCTGCGCTTGAGGCATCCAATGATGAACTTCAAAAGCATATTGACAATCTGCAATATGCCAATGATAAACGCAGCACTCTTGCGATTTCGGACTACACAGCCGAAATCGCAAAGAACAATGCGGCGATTGCTGAGAATAACCGGCTGTTGAATAATATGCCAAGCCCGTGGTCTGGCATCCTAAGCACTTTTGACACATGCTCTGGCGTACTTGAGCAAATCGCGTCGATTCAGAATACAGTCGCGGACAGCTTCACAATTTCTGCCGACAAGGCGCGTGAGTTTGCTGAGGCGTACCCTGAGATTCTTGCGAATGCAACCGTATCCGCTGATGGTCAGGTGACGTTGAATCAGGGCGTCGTTGATGCGTTTATCAGCGGCAAACAAGAACAGGTTAATGCGGCCATTGATGCGGAGATTGCAGACCTTCAGGCTAAGAAAGCATCTCTTGAAGGCAAAATGGCGTTTGCTCAGGCAGAACTTGAAATTGCACAAAATGTTGGCGAAGGCGAGGGGCAAATTTCCAAGGAAGTCGCTGAGTATCGTATCAATACCGGTAACATAATGGCTCAAGCACTCATTGACAACGGAGTACAAGAAGCAGATGCATGGCGTCTTGCGGCTGCTGCTATGGCTCAAAACACGGAAGAGTTTGACCGTGTGGCGATGGAAGTTTGTACGGATGTCAATGGGAATTTCAACGCTGCTGCTTATAACGCGGCACAGTCCATTTATCAGAACATGGCGTCTGGTAAGTCGAGCGTAGCATCTTTTGCAAGACAGTGCCATGAAGCCGCAAAGGCTTTTGCTGGAATTGGCAGTGGCGAAGAAAGAGGTATGGACGCTGTAGTCGGTGGAGCGACAGGCGCTGTATCTGGCAAGTCGATTGATCTCAACCTAACGAGTGGTAGTTTTGACGGAACTAATTACACCTATAAGGCTACCCAAACGTCGCTTGATGATTTCACCTCAGATTTGCAGCTTGATATTTCAAAATATCAGCAACAGATTGCCCAAATTGATTCGCAGATTGCCCTCCTTGAGTCTTTGAAGAACAAACCGCTTGGTAGCTATGGCAACTCTAGTGGTGGCGGTGGCTCAAAAGGTGGTTCTGGTGGAGGATCTAGCTCTAGCACTAAAGAGGTTGAGGAATACATCGCCAGCATTGACGAGTATCGTGAGGCTTTGGAACGTCTTGCTCGTACTCAGGCAAAGGTTGATGAGATTCAGCAGAAAATCAATCTCTCAGACAATCTCGAAGAGCAGTTGCTCATGCAACAGGTGCTCATTGGAGCATACGAGCGTGAGCAGGATGCGCTTGTCAATCTGAATAATCAGCGCAAGAAAACGCTTGCATCCGGTGCAGAGGAACTGCGCAACATGGGATTTGCGGTTGAGTATAACGCAGAAAAGAACGAGTTCTTTGTGGAGAACATGGAACACGTCAACGACCTTGTTGCGGACAGCGCCGGAGATTTTGACACGCTGCAAGAGGCGACGAACGATCTCCGCAAGAGCACCGAAGAGCACATAAAGACGCTCGAAGATCTGAATAAGTCTAATCAGGATAGCGCGAATGATTTTGCCGACCTCAAGACGAAAATCAAAGATGCTCGTGAGGAAATCCAGAATCTCCTTGAGACGATGGTCAAGAACAAGTCTGAAGCGGTAGACTCGATTCAGGAAGTGTACGAGACGCTTCATAATGCGGCGGATGAGTATGCCAAGAGCGGGTATATCGCAATCGACACCTTGCAAAGTATCATTGACCTCGGCATGGAGTACGTCGCTTATCTCATGGACGAGAACGGCAACCTTGTTATCAACGAGGAACGCATCAAGAAGGTTATCGCCGCAAGAACACAGCAGATGGCGGTTGAAACAGCGCTCACTTATGTTGAATCGCTGAGAATTGCCAAGCAAAACGACGATGTAGAGACGATGAATCGGTTGCTGAATGCGACCGAGGAAACGACGAACGCAACGTGGGGGCTGGTATATGCCAATCTCAGTATGCTTGACCTCACAGAGGAACAGCGTAAGGCGGCTCTCGCAAACATCAATGCACTTCGTGCTCTCGCTGACAGCGCAGTTGATAGCATCGGCAAATCGTCGGATGCTTTGTCAGACAGTCTGAACAACATGAAGGACGGGCTAGACAGCATCTTAGATTATGTTATCAGCATGCTGACGCAACAAATCAATGACCAAATTGATTCTTTGAACGACATGAAAGACGCTTACTCTGAGATAATTGATCTCAAGAAAGAATCTCTTGAGGCTTCTAAAAATGAGAATAATTATCAAAAAGAACTTGCCGATAAGATGAAAGATATGGCGAAGCTCCAAGCTCGTATCGACATCTTGTCTCTTGATGATAGCCGGTCTGCACAGGCGGAGCGCGCAAAGTTGATGGAAGAGATGCAAGAACTTCAGAGCGAAATGTCCGAGAAGCAGGCAGACCATGCTCGTGAGGCTCAGGAGGATGCGCTTGACAAGATGAACGAGGCGTATGGCAAGGAAAAGGACAAGGAGATTGAGGTACTTGAGGAAAGCATTTCGTCGTATCAGAAAAAGTATGACATGGCGATAAAGTATATCCAAGAGCATTGGGATACGCTTTTTGATGAACTTATCAATTGGAACACGGAGTATGGCAACGACCTGAACGAGACTGTTGTTAAGGCGTGGGAGAACGCTCTTGAGGCTGTCAAGAAATATGGTAGTTATGTTGACGCGCTCGATAAGGTTGACGATGATATCGGCAAAAACGATTCATCTGGTGGTAATTCCAATACGACCATTGGCAAGACAGAGTACGATGAGCAGTACACAAACGGAGAAAAAGTCCATGCTATTGTTAAGCAGATGAATGCAAATTCAGAGGCGTGGCATACTGCTGATGAGGATGAGCGTAAAAGGCTCGCTGATGATAGTGCCCGGTTAGGAAGAGAACTTGAGAAGTATGGTGTATATGTTTATCGTGATAACTCTGGCACTTGGCGTATAAAGGGGACAGATGAAAAACTGTTTGAGAAATACGACAAGTATAAGTACAACAATGGAATCGGAGAACTTGATGAAGTCGAAACTGTCAAGAATGATTCTGGTAAAAAGTTAAAAAACGGCTGGTTTTATAAGGGGCTTGCCGCTTCCGTGCAACGAATCAATCGTGGTCAGGCTGCGATGTCAAAATTGTCTGGTAATGGTACGTCAAAACTGTATTCGAATGACGCAAATGCTGCTACAAAGTATGTTTCGACCGACAACAGTCAGACGGTTAATATCGTATTTGGAGATACGAATATCACGAACGCCGACCAGAATACGGTTGAGCAACACGCGAAGGTTACTGAGGATCAGGTCAATCAGATTGCTAAGATTCTTGGTGTTAGAAGGTAGTAAGATGCGGGAGCGCCGAATGGCGCTCCCGTTTGCGTAATCCAGTGAAAGGATGGTTGAATGTTTAGGACTTACGATTTTTCTTTCGCGGGTTATCCGGCAAGTATGTATGGGCTGTTTGTTGCCGATATCGGCAACAACAAAATGGCCGATGAGAGTTTTGGCAACAAAGCAAATATTGTTGAACAGCGCATTGCTAACCGGATAACACCGCTTCATTTTGGCGTCAAGTATAATGAGACGCCGCTTCAATTTGAGCTGATTTTTGGTAGCGATCATTTACTGGACAAATATGAATGTCAAGAAGTGTCTAAATGGTTAACCGGGCATCAGGATTATCAGTGGCTCTCTATTGACCAACCAGACCTCGATGACAAACAGTTTCGGTGTTTGATTCAAGAACTGACGCCAATCAGTATTCGTGGGCTTGCAAATTCGTTTAAGGCACATGTTATTTGTGATTGTCCATATGCTTATGGATTGCCTTTTGATGACAATTATACTGTAAGAGGCACATCCAATATCATTTATTATAATGATGGCAGTTGCAGGGAACTTATGAAGCCGCATATCACGATTACGCTGAATGCTGGATGCACGGAATTTTCTATTGATAATAAGACAACTGGAAAAAAATTCGAATTATCCGGACTTCCATGCGACGCTATGACGATAGACGTCGATAACGAAAATTGCATTATGTCCGAAAGAACCGGAAGCGTCAATATTTATAATTATTTTAATTTTAATTTTGTTGGGCTTGCCAGCGGAGATAACGAAATGATTATAACAGGCGATGCAGATGTTCGCATACAAGGGCGTTTCCTTTATAACGTGGGGGCGTGATATGCAACACCATTTTCAAGAAAGGTAGGTGAGAATGATTGTATCTAAACTATTCGAAAATTGCGTTTGATAAGGACGGCTACCCTGAGCAGCCTATGTTGCAGTTGCGCACGTTGTCCGGCATTAAGCAAGGCGCAATCCCGTTCGCCTACAATGTCAAATTCGATATCAAATATGCGGAACTGAGCACACTCGAATTTGATGTCCCGTATTTTGTAGACGGCGTTGTCAATCCGGTCTATAAGAATTTAAACGGGTATGCTGAGGTCTATACAGATCACTACGGCATTTACGTGCTCATGTCGCCGAAAATCTCTGGCGATGGTGTGTCGGAAATCAAGCACGTCACTGCGTATTCGATTGAGCAACTTTTTGAGCGCAAGCGAATCTTCTTGGAAGATGGCACGTATAACTTTTGGAATCCTGCTTCGCCTGACGATACAGTCCTTGGTCGTGTGCTTGAGCTTGACCCAACGTGGCGCGTCGGATACGTTGACCCGAAGTTTATTGGGATGTATCGCACGTTCGATGAGTACGAGAATGACGGCTTGACATTTATTTACAATGACGCGCCTGAAAAATACGGTTGTACTATTGTGGTTGACCCGTATGAAAAAACGCTTAATGTATATGACGCATATACGAGCAGAGGCACGCTACCTATCTATCTCAGCTATGAAAACCTCGTGAGCGAGGTTGGCGTTGACGAGCTGTCGGATGATATTGTGACGAAGCTCCATGTGTATGGCAGTGATGATATGTCTATACGTGAGGTAAACCCTACCGGCGCTGATTACATTGTTAACCTCGATCATTTCATTTCTCGCGGCGATTTGGATATTGAGATTGATGGAGTTAAACTGTCTGATAAGGTTAAGTCGTGGCAGAAGGAGATTAAGGCGAACCAGCATTACTATACCGGTCTTGTGGCGTTGCGTGCCTCTGAAACTGCTCAGAAAATCGCGTATGAGACGGAATTGACCGAACTGAACGGCGAAATGGATACGCTGAAGGCGCAACAGAATGTGATTATTCAGGCGTTGGCACTTGAGACTACGGACGCTGGAAAGCAATCGCAACAAGCGCAACTCGACGATGTGAACAAGAAAATCGCTACAAAAGAGGCAGATGTCGCAAGTTGCGAGGCAGAAATTAAGGAAACAAAAACTCGTATTGAGAATTATGCTTCTGAGATTGCGACTATCAGCAAAACGCTTTCTATGGAGCAGTGCTTCACCGAGAAAGAAATGTCCGCGCTTCGGCCTTATCTGATTGATGAGACGCTGACAGAAGAAACGTTTGTTGCTACAGACATTGACGCTAAAGCGTCTGGTGCGTTTCAAAGCATTACGGGCACGATTGCAATTTCTGAGAGTGATGTTGCGCGAGTGGATATGACGCAACCGTATACGAAGCAGTTATATACGCTGACAGGCGGCAAGTTGGAGATCGCAAGCGTACAGATTTCGGCGACGATTATTCGAGGTACGATTGATGTTACTCCTAGTGATAGTACGTTTGTGCTGTCTCTGTATCTTGGCGACGTTGTTTATGGGAAACACGATTTCGCAAGCGGAATGCTTACAATGTCGGGCGATTTTTCACAGTTAAATAGTGATGTCGTGGATGTTACAGAGAACGAAATCACAGAGCATAAAGGACATTCGGTTTCAATTACGACGGCAAATTGCCAGTCTTTTTTTACTGTTAACGTAAGTGAATATCAGCAATATGTTATTGCCGAAGAACTGTATGATTTCGGGGCAGATTCGCTGAATGATTCTGCGTATCCCGTATACGAGTTCTCACTGAGCAGCGGTAACTTCTTGTTTGCTAAAGAGTTTGCTCCGTTTCGCAATGCGCTTGAACTTGGTAAGGGTGTTCATTTGAGTCTTGGTAGCGAAGGGCATCTCGTGGCGAACATCATTGGCGTGTCTTTGGACTTTGATGACAAATCGTCTTTGTCGTTGACGTTCTCGACGAAATTCCAAAAGCATAATGGCGCTCAGGCGCTACAAGACATTCTGCAAACATCATATAGCGCTTCGCGCAGCTTCGATGCGTCGAAGCATTTATATAACCTCACGGCGGGACAGGCTAGTGAGGTTTCAAATTATATAAATGGTACGCTTGACGCTTCTGTGAATCGTATTGTTGGCGCGTCGAATCAGTCTGTCAATATCAGTGGAGCTGGTATTGAGGTCGGAAGTGATAAATATCAACTGCGCATCGTGGACAATATGATTGCCATGACGGATGACAAATGGCAGACGGCAAAACTTGCTATCGGGCGATTTGCAACGCCGGAGACTGGTGAGCAGTGGGGTGTCAATGCAGAGTTGCTTGCTGGTAAACTTATCATTGGAAACAACATGATCCTTGAGAATCCGAAGGTGGATGCGCAAGGTTTGCCGACTGGCACGATGCAGTTCAAGGTGGATTCGACCGGCGTGTGGCTAAATAACAGTACCATGATTCTGCAAAAGGATAATGGCGGTCGAATGATCCTTGATTCTGACTACGGCATCATGGCGGGAACTGATCTTTTGTTTACCACGAATGGCACACAAGTAACCCCGTCGTTCATTGGTGATGACGGAGACATTGTTTATGATGATATGGGTATGCCGAAGAACGCGAACTTCTTCTTGGACATCAACGATGGAAGAGCGTTTTTCCGTGGTAATGTTGATGCTGAATCAGGTCACATTGGTGGCTTCACGATTGAAGAAGACTTTTTGGAAGCTGGCTCCAATATGAACTATGTCGGCCTTAATGGTTCAGGTAGCAATCAAAACAGTTTGTATGCATTTTGGGCTGGTGCAAAAGAACCGGAGAAAGCAAACTTCTGGGTTAAGAAGGATGGCACTATTTACGCAAAAGAGGGTCAATTCATTGGCACTATGAGTGGCGTTCTTGATGGAGATCTGATTGCGAACCAACAAAATGGCTCATGGGTCATCGGGTGCGGATTAAAAGTAAATGATGGCAGATTCTTGGTCGAGCAAAATGGCGATGTAGTTATTGCTGGAGGCGTAAACATCTCCGGTGCTGGTTCGATTGATGCGCATTCAGTGTTGTATAAATCCGACGAGTATGGTGGATTTTGTTGCGATGATAGAAACAACGGTGTGGCGACTACGCATGGTGCGGTTATGTACAGCAAAGATAAATCCAGTTATCTTATGGCTACTAATGCAAGCGCATATATCAAATCTAACGGAGAATATATGGCCGTCGCAGGCAGTGGAGTAACTGTAAGCAAACCTGTCAGAACGGTTGCAGATAAGCGCCTGGCATCGAATGTATCGAGTAATCTTGCGAAGTATGATGCGTTTTATAACGCTCTCGCTCCTAGCTCTTTTAAATTTAAGAGCGATGAGAACGGAAGTACGCATATCGGGTTCTCCGCACAAGATGTTGAAACGGCTTTGAAAAGTAATGGGCTGACGCTCGGTGATTTTGCTGGCGTTTCTAAGTGTGCAGGCTCAACAGACGTTCATTCTGATTATACGGATCAATACTATCTTCGTTACTCGGAATTTATTGCACTGAACACGTACCAAATCAAGAAACTTATGGAGCGAGTTACGGCTCTGGAAGAAAAGACATGATACATCAGGGGGAACAATTAGATTGAATAACGATATGGATATCTTGATTGCTGTTTTGAATACGATGGACGAAATCAGCATTAGCGGCAGAAAAAACATCGAGAACTTTAGAAATTGCGTCATTGCGCTTGAAAAGCTGGTTGCGAGCATGAACGAACGGAATGCAAACAACGTTGACGCATGATATATGGGGGTGACTTCGCTCTTGGGAAGTTGTGTATATAATCAATACACCTTGCCGCAATTTGATTTTATTGGCGGAACGACGCAGAAATATACTATTCCTGTTTCGAGTGTCGCCAATATCTCTGATTCAGAAGCAAAGTCGTACCGTGCCGCTTTTGCTATTGTTAATTATGTGAATAGAGATTGTGCCCCAATCATATCTAAGGAAGCTACATTGGACACGACTGGAAAATTTATCACTATCAGTTTGTCTCCAAATGAGACGCTTAATTTGACTGGGAAATTTGTTTATCAGGTATCTTTACGAAACGAAAATAGCAATAGCGAATACCACGGTCAAGGCTTGCTGATTGTGGCAAGAAATATTGATAGGACTGGAACTGTGCTGAATCCTTATCGGAATAAACCTATTACATGGGGCAATTTGAAAAATGGCTTTAGCACGGCGCAGACCGTGACGATCGCCGATGGCACGGAGGTGGCGTATTGATGAAAAAGCTCTACGAAGAAATGATTAAAACAAAAGGTGGTGAGCGCATATGTCTCAGGCATATTTGGGCAGTTTCAATGGGACTGTCACTCCGAATGTGAATATGCTAAAGGTTTTTAAGGAAAATGAAATCGCAGCGAATCCGAATAGTATTTTGAATTACTGCGATATGACGCTCGTGAAATTCGGTATCTCTGCTCCGGCTGGCACGAAAGTGAAAATCAATGGCAGAGAGATCCCTTTGTTCACTGGCATTTTTGAGCTTGGCATGAACCAGCTCGACATTACGTCGCTCGAATTTGAAGAGGCGGTAGATGTGAATATCTACTATATGTATTAAGGCGGTGGGTCAATATGTTTTTTGTGGAAGACCCCAGATGGCGTGACGCACTAGTTGCAGGCGGCGGCTCTGATGGCGTTGCAGCTTTACAGGCTGAGATCGGTCGTGTAAAAGAAGATATGAAGAAGAAGGCTGACGGGATCACTTATGATGATAAAACGCGCAAGGTGCAATTGAAATCTGGCGATACTCTGATCGGCGCTGCAATTACCGTTCCCTCAGATAATTACGCAGACCAGATGTCCTCTGGCGGCAGTGAGGAATGGTCGGGCATGGACACTTCCGGCTCAACTGGCAATGGCGAGAAATGGTCTGATATGTAATTGCGCAAACCTCCGCATGGACGGGTTGCATATATAATTTCAAGAAAGGGGGAGGGATATTTGGGCACGAAGGTTGTTTATAAGCAAGGCTCAAAGCAAACTTATCTTGGGCTTACAAGCCGTCTGAGTAATGCGCTTTACTTTTGTACAGACACCAAAGAACTGTACAAGGGCGATGATCTTTATTCGGACGGCTTGCGATTTGTTTCGAGCATTTCTACGTTGCCTGAGTTTTCTAAGGCGTCTGACGGCATCCTGTATTACTGTCAGGCCGAGGAAACGTGCTTCGTTCTAAACGAGACGAGAGATGATTGGCTGTGTTTGTTTCCGCGAGATAGATTCCCGACGTTAACAGAGGCACAGGCATGGATTCAAAAATACGATTGTGCAGGCCGAATTATTACCGTGCAGAACGGTGAGGAATGGACTCCGTACATCGTAAAAAATGACAAGACACTGTCTCCGTTTCAGTCAGCACCTATTGATATTAAGGTAATCGACGGCGGGACAGCTTTTGTTTAACTAAAATTGAAAGGGAAAAGTTATGTCTGACAAAACTTTGAAAACTACCATTCAATTCAGACGAGATACCACTGAGAATTGGGTGACGAACAAAGACGTCGTGCCTGCCGCTGGCGAGCCTTGCTTTGACAAGGACACGGGCGTGCTGAAAATTGGCGACGGCGTTGCTACCTATGAAAATCTCCCGCGTGTCGGCGGTGTTTCCGCTGCGCACTATGAGGGTGTTAAGGGCGATGGCGAGAGCGATACCGCTGTTATCGAGCGTGTGCTGGCCGCTGCTGGCGCTGAGGCGAAAGTGGATGACATTTTTGTTGTCAAGACGCTGATTTCTGACGGGAAATATTCTTACACTGCGTATGTTTACAACGGCACTGCTTGGGGCGCGATGGATGGAAACTATAATGCTGAGAACGTTTATTTCGCTGATGATCTCACCTATACTTCGGCCATCGGTGTTATGACGGTTCCGTCATCTGGCTCTGGAACGATTCGTGCCGCTGGCAAGAACGTAAAGGACGTTCTGGCTTCCATTCTTGCCAAAGAGAAAAATCCTACGGCTACTCAGCCTGCGGTTAATGTGACCTGCGCGCAGCTCGGCGCATACGAGGTCGGTACGTCTGTGACGCCGTCTTATAAAGCTGCGCTGAGTGCTGGTAGCTATACTTATGGCCCGGGTACTGGTATCACTGCAACCAAGTGGAGCGTGAGCAATGGCGCTGACACAAAGGAGACGGCCGAAGGCACGTTTGATGCTATCATCGTTGCCGACAACACGAACTATGCGATCACTGCGACTGCGACGCACGGCGAAGGCGCTGTCCCCGTGACGAACCTTGGCAATGCGTATCCGGCTGGCAAGATTTCTGCTGGTACGAAGTCCGGCACTGCTTACAAGAGCGCGTCTGCAAAGGCCACTACGAAGATTACCGGTTATCGTAACTCCTTCTACGGCACGCTGACCGAAAAAGATGGCGAAATCAACTCGGTGCTTGTGCGTGGTCTGGCTACCAAGTCCAACAAGGCTCTGGCGAATGGTAACTCGATCAATCTTACGATTCCTGTTGGTGCGAAGCGCGTTATGTTTGCATATCCCGCGACTCTGCGCGATGTCAGTTCCGTGCTTGACGTGAACGGTCTGAACGCTGAAATTAAGTCTGGTTTCACAAAGAGTGTTGTCTCTGTTGAGGGCGCTGCTGGCTATCAGGCGATTGACTATAAAGTTTACGTTCTCGATTACGCAAACGCGAACGATGCGGCGAACACTTATAAGGTCACTATTTGATTAGAAAGGAGGAAAGGATAATGGCTGATTTTGGTAAACTGAATTTCTCCGTTGCTTTCAATCCTACTACTGCGTTCCCTCTTGACGCACGTTACTACTTTGCGACGCTTGCTGAGGCGCAGGCTGCTGCCGCTGCCGCTGTCGAGGTCGGTAGTTCTGATGGCACTTATTTCTTTGGCGAAATCGTTTGCGTCGTTGCTGATGGTGTTGCTTCTCTGTACATCATCCAGCCTGATAAGACGCTGAAGCCTGTTGGCACTGAAGTTCTCGGCGATGGCAAATCTATCGAAATTAAAGATGGCAAGGTTGCTGTCAAGGGTTCTGATGAGGCTACTGCTGGTCAGCAACCGCGCATCAATGCGGCTGGCAACGCCATCGAGTGGTATACGCCCGATACGAGCACCGTTTCTGGCCTTGCTGATACGGTTGCTGGGCATACAACCGACATTGGCAATCTTCAGAGTGGCAAGGCTGATGCAAATCACAAGCATGACATTGCGGACTTGAATCAGGCCGCTGGATACATTGTCCTGAACTGCGGGTCTGCATCCGTGAATATCTGATATAATTTAGTGTAACCGCGTCGTGAATTATCACGGCGCGGTTTTTGCATATTCTCGTGCGCATATGGGCTTTTGTTTTTCTAAATTTGTATATTGTTGCTGTGTAAACACAACCTACGATACCTAGAAAGTATATGTAGATACATGGCTTTATGTAACGGAAAATCCTGTGGATATGGGTTTATCGAGTTTCATAAAGGTATATTGAGATATAAAACTGACACTTAACCTATAAAATAGATGGCTTTCCGATCTTGGCATTGCAAATTTGCGACAATTTAACTTGTACTTGGGTTGAACAAGCAGACTTGCCAACTATATTCTCTGGCGAATTAAGCGAACAACTTCTAACTATGTATATAGCGGGAGTGCATAACACAAATGAACATCGAATCAGAACCGCGCCGTTTCGTAACGGCGCGGTTTATTATAAGGAGGGATTTGCTTGTCTGATTTATATAACACAAGGATCAAATTGAAACGAGATACAGAGGAAAACTGGACTAGTAAGAATCCGATTCTTTTAGACGGAGAAATGATTATTGTTAAAACCAATGATGGTAAAATAAGAAAAAAAATCGGAGACGGTGTAAAAAAGTTCTCTGAGTTGCCGTATGATGAGATTACAATTGATAGTGCAATTTCAACGACGTCTACTAATCCGGTTCAAAACAAAGTTATCACGTTGGCGCTGGACGGCAAAGCGGGAACAGCAGTGGCGACCACATCAGCCAATGGCCTGATGTCTAATGCGGACAAGGCCAAGCTCGACGGCATCGAGCTTGGGGCCAACAAGACCACCGTGCCCACGGCGCTGAAAAATCCAAACGCACTGACGATCGAGATCGGCAACACCACCGTCACCTATGACGGCAGCACGGCGCAGACCGTGACGATCGCCGATGGCACGGAGGTGAGCTACTGAGATGAAAAAGCTCTACGAAGAAGCGTCCGTACAGGACATCGCCGCCGCCATCCGCGCGAAAAACGGCACTGCAACGAAATACAAAGTCGCGGAGATGGGCGATGCTGTGAGGCGCTTGAACACCGGAGTGGAAACCGAAGTGTACACATTTGACCAGTGCCGCGCAGAGGTAGACAGGTATCTGAAA